TGTTTTGCCCCCATTGAACTGGAGTCTATTGAGAAGAGTTTAATGGTTTGGACTTTTTCCAAGTCGGTTTGTAAGGAAAGACAAGCTGTTGACATAGTTTCGAGTGCTCTAGGAGAATATTTCTTCTGGGGTAAAGATGTTTTTGAGGAAAAGTCTAAGATTCTACGCAATTGCTTGATTGAAAGTGGTATGATGGATTATATCACTGACACCACTTTCCTAACATGGGACAATCATGTAGATCGATTCATACAAGCTTCTGTCGGAAGGCAACTTTAGGGGCCTCTCGTCCTTGGTATGGGACGTTAAATAATGTACTGTGTTTCTGTGTTACACTCTTAACACGACATTTATGGTGGCCTGATTAGCCATCATATCTTAAAGCCTATCGAGAAAACCAATAAAAAGGCGGGCCGTCCGAGTAAACGAGCCAACGCGCGTGATCTGCGTAAGATCACCCAGCGGGTACTTGGTTTAGTACCCACATGTCACTGTTTGTGTCAAGATTCTTGTGATGTCGCAGATGTTATTGGCTATAATGAGGATTGTGATTCTTCAGATAATGAAGATTATAGACCTAATTATTCGCTCATATCCTTACAATCTAATGATGTGATGAATGCTAATGTCGATGCCGCAATATCTGAGGAGAATCAGGAGAACGTGCAGTTTGGAAAAGCTGTTGATTCTGACAAACTCGAAATTCCACAAACGCTATCTCAGATGCAAGTAGATATGTCATCAAGTGTCAATTTGGGAGATTTTTTAACACGTCCAGTGTTAATTCATACTTACAATTGGATACTTAATGATGTTTTTGACCAATCTTTTTCACCATGGTATGATTATTTTGATAATCCTGCTGTGAAGTCTAAATTGGATAATTACTATTTATTGAGATGTAATTTGAATTTAAAGTTTTTGATTAATGCTTCCCCATTTTATTACAGTTGTCTGATGGTTTCTTATCGTCCTCTTGCTAATAATGCCACATTTGATTACTATGAGCCTTGTGCTGTTAATGGTGGTTTTGGTTTGGAAGCACAAACTTTGATGGGCAGAAGTCAGCGTCCCAAGTGTTTCTTGTATCCGCAAGATTCACAGGGTGCTACTATGAAACTACCTTTTTTCTATCCACTAAATTGGTTAGATATAACGAGTACCGATAGTCTTCTTAATATGGGCACGATAAATATGAATGATTTATTTTTCCCTCTTTCAAGTGCTAATGGTATTCTTGGTAGTGATGTCACAATCCAAGTTTATGCTTGGGCAACAGAAGTAGATTTGGGAGGACCAACTGTTAGTTTGTCATTACAATCTGCTGATGAATATGGTAAAGGATGTGTCTCCAAGCCAGCTTCAGCTATAGCTCGCTATACTGGAATGTTAGGAGGTGTTCCCTTCATCGGACCATTTGCTACGGCTACTTCGATGGCAGCAACTGCTGTTAGTGATATTGCAGCACTCTTTGGTTACACCAACGTTCCTGTTATTGCGGACCCCCATGCGTTTATTCCAAAAAATAATCCCAATTATGCTGCTACTGATATTGGCATTCCTGTTGAGAAATTGACTTTGGATTCCAAGAATGAGATCTCTATTGATCCTAAGGTGTGTGGTGTCGATTTGGGGGATGAGTTGGCAATTAAGAATATAGTCACACGAGAAACTTTCCTAGAAACCATTGAGTGGCCTGGAACTTATGCAGTGAATGATTTACTGTGGAACTCTCGTATAACACCATCGCTGGTGAATTTTTCATCAGTTAGTGGTGTTGACTATGTGCAGGGCACTCCCATGTGGATGGTTGGATCATTATTTAAATATTGGAGAGGAGACATCATCTTCAAATTTAAATTTTTATGCACGAAATTCCACCGTGGGAGAGTTAAGATCTCTTGGGATCCTGCCGGAGATATTGCGAATACTGCTGAATCAACTAACTTGGTCTATACCAAGATTGTTGATATATCTGAGGAAACTGAAGTTGAATTTTCAATACCATACACCCAGCCAGCATCATACCTAAATACTGGTAATGATATTGTTACTAGGTATGGTTCAGTACCCCTTACGAGTATTGCTTCGGACCCTGAGCATAATGGAATAGTTACGGTTAGAGTTCTAACGGTGCAAACATCGCCAGTGTCTGATGCACCCATTGGCATAGCTATGTTTGTGCGGGGCCATGAAAATCTTGAGTTTGCTGATCCATTAAAGACTAGCAATGTCTCTAGATTGTCCCCCTATGTTTTACAATCAGAGGATATTTTTGGGAAATCTACCACCACCTCTGATGTTGGCATGGCTGAATCAAGTACCTCCAAGTTTATTAATCTCATTCACATGGGTGAGACCATTAACTCTTTGAGAACGCTTTTGAGAAGAACATACTTACATAGAACTTTCCAAGTATTTGATGGCACTCTTGCTGGTTTTCAGACGTATACGACTGCATTCCAGCGCATGCCATTATATTTTGGGTATGATACTAATGGGTATGATCAGGCAGCTAAGACTGTGCCTGACGCTAGTGGAGTTCCATTTAACTATGTACATTCTACACCAATTAATTGGATAACGTCGTGCTTTGTAGGAAATCGTGG